TGTCCCAATCATACATATCACTGGGGCGGGCGAAAGCACTGGTCGAAGAGATCGTCACCACCTCGGCGCCTGGCACTCGCAATGCCATGTCTGGCAGCACCTGCACCTACCTCGACAGCAAGGGTCACCGCTGCATTGTCGGTGAGGTTCTTCACCGAATGAAGATGCCCCCGCCCGAGTGGAACGGTGCCTTTGAGGCGTACGGTGACAGCGGGGTGGCCTACCCGTACATCAACAAGGGGTATATGAGCAGCACGACGGCGGAGTGGCTGGGCCGCCTTCAAGGCTTCTTCGACGGCGACACAGAGGCCACCCCGACGTGGCGTGCAGCGCTCAAGGCAGCGAAGCGTGACGGCTTGTTCTCGTGAGTGATCTAAAGGAGTCCAACGCTCGACGCCTGCAAGACCTGGCACAACAGGGCGTCGGCATCAACAACCTGACCGCATCACGGCTACTGCACCTAGAGGAAACGTTCTTTGGTGACAAGACGCCCAGCCGTGAGGAATACGAGATGGAATGGGAACAGAAGCTGGCCCAGGTGCTGGACCAGGCGGAGTCGGAGCTAGCGCGAGCAAAGCTCCTGGCAAAGCAAGTCCCAGGCCAACTCTCGTTGGCGTGATCCCCAAGGACCGTACCGCATGTCTCTACTTGGGAATCATCACCGGGAGCCTGGCCGAGTTCGTGCTATTGAACTGGGCACGCTCAACGCCCTGAGGTTCCTCAACGAAGAGGCCACCAGAGAGCGGGCACCTGACTACGTGCTGGACGCTCTGCTCGATATCGAAGGGTGGTGGCGTACCCGACATGATGAACCCGAAACGGGTGTGCAACGTACAGAAGTGTCCGATCCCTGATCATCAACGCAAGTCGTGGCAGTTCCCGCTGAAAGGTGGCCCATACGACTACATCAAGTATCGACTGAGCGAACCTCTACCTAAGAGGTTGGAACTAAACGGGTCGGTCTACTTCCTCACCGAACTACCAGAGAGGAAACGATGGCCGCTCATGTACGTCTACGACGAGGAACGATCAATTGACCATCACAGCATTGGCCGCAGCCGAACCGCCAGAGCCCAGCTCATCGCAAAGGCTGCTCTCTTTGGTACCCAGCATTGGTACCGCTACTGACGCTGAGCAAGAACTAGAGGTGCTGATCGACCGAGCACAGCAGGTCGTCGCCCACGGCAACCGAGTCATGGCCGACCTGGCCTCGATGATTGCCGACCATCACTCACGGCGCCGTCACCTGCGTGTCACGGCCGAGGAATGTGAGCAGCTGCTCAAGGACACGGGTGAACAGCTCGTTGTCGAACTGGAGGAGTGGTTGGCGGGGAAGCAGGACGAGTCATGAGCGCCGTCATGATCGACTACACCGAGACGCCTGGCACGGAGTACGTCACGGACACATTCGGTAGCTACTGGGCGAAGTGTGATCCCGAGTGTGACCTTGAGGTTGTTCGTCCTGGCAAGGTGCAGTGCGGCGGGTTGTGCGACACGCTTGAGGGCTATTGGCCTGAGGAGGACGAGTGGTATGCGGATGAGGTGTTCTACGACGATGAGCGTTGACACCAGCCTCTTGTTCTACTGCTTTTACCACTTCCACGGCCTGGACCACAGCAACGCAGCGGTCCATTGCGCTGAGGTGAGATACAGCCCGATCACGTTCCGCCTGGCCGAGGCGATCAGTGAGGCGGGGTACCAATGCGAGGACCCCGACGTGGAAGACGTCATGTCGCACAAGGGCGTGTACATGGAGGACAAGGGACGATGACCTATGCCCAGGTTCACCTGTACTTCGTTGGCCTCTGCGTCACCTATGCGTTTCTCGGATGTTTGCCCTTGGTGCACCCCCACGTGCCTGCGGGACGGTCGTTCAAGACGATGATGTCTGTGTCGTGGCCTGTGTCGATGCTGATCGTGTTGGTTATTGGTCTTTGCCAGGCCGCTGATGAGAGGTGGGGCAAGTGATCAGCGTGTTCCTACTCGTCCGAGACGAAGACGAGACAGGCGTCAGCGGCGAGGGCGTTGTCGCCGCTGGCATGGAGTTCCCTGACGGCCATGTCGTCATGCGATGGCTTGTGGGCGATCACAGATCGTCTGTCTGTTGGGAGTCGATGCACGCTGTGGAGAAGATCCACGGACATAACGGGAAGACCCGTGTGGTGCGTGTGGGCAAGCTCAACCCTATGGCGCCCGATCCGCAGTTGAATGTGCGTGACGCCTATGACGCTCACATCAAGAAGTTCGTCAACATCAGCATGGTGCCACGCAAGAAGGTGGCTGAGTTTAGCGGCCTCGGTGACATCATCAGTAAGCCCCCCGTCGTCCCTCAAGACAAGTGGACCAAACTGCTAGACGACACCATGTCGGCATACTCTAGGGCGATCGAGAAGGAGTACCTTCGCAGCACTGAGAACTACGTCTTTGGGACCCGAGCACTCACGAAGACACCGCTCAAGCTCCGTGGCTCCTTCACCCAGTGCTGAACGCTCCTGGGAGCTGATGTACAAAGACGAACGTGACAAACACACCGCCCGCCTCATCGCTCTCACCCACCTGAGAGAACAAGTCGGGTACGCAATCAAAGACCTATCCAGACGCGACACCGCCGCAGCCCTTGACAGGCTGCGGCGGGCACGCGCTCGGAGCGTACAACTACAGAGCGCTGACGCTGCCCGCAAGCATGGCAAACAGGTCGCAAACAGTCATAACAACTGACACAACGGTATTCATCTATCTATCCTTTGTTAGTCGGCCTGATCGGGGTCAAACTCGGAACCAGTCGGGAAGTCATCCACGCTGTCCTCGTCCACCTCAACATCTACAACTTCCTGGACCTGGTCCTGATCGTCTCCCGAAGGCTCGTCAGCACCGCTATCACTCTCGTCAACAGCGCCTCCGCCCTCGACGCCCAGGAGCGAAGCAAGCGTCTTACCTTCAAGACGGACTGCACGATCCACCGCGGGGCCGAGGTCAGGGTCGTTAACACAGAAGAACTCTTCGATCGTCTCATTAAATTCCATCTAACTCTCTTCCTTCTTCTACGGTAGGGCAGACCAGTACACGAACGCCGCGTCGCCGTAGTGGTCGACACCAGCGGTCGACGTGCATTCGTCAACCCATGTCTCCCAAGTCGTCCAAGCGTTATCCGTTAGGTAACGTCGGAACAGTGCCCCGACATTTGTCTCGGGATCACCTGGGTAAATCGCGAGCAACGCCCGCGACATCTCGTCGTTGGTGCTCGACATCTATCGGGGGAAACGCGGCTTGATCCGCGTAGCCGTCAGCTTGTTCATCTTCGACAGGTTTTTGCCCGTCTTAGTGATGGGCTTAGGCATAGCGTTGGGCTTGCTAGCCTTCGAATTCTTCTTGACCTTCATTGCTCTCCGTTTCGGTCACGACATCGACGCACATGGCCGAGTCGGCATCCCAGCGACGCTCGGGAATATCGTTGGCGATACGAGTAAGCCGATCGTGTTCAATGCGGCGGAACTCTGCAACCCGTTCAGGATTGGGTGGCCTGCGACCAGACGACAACACGTCAATCAGTGACTCGCCAACTTCCAACGGTGCCTCAATCAGCTTGTCTCTGATGATGGCCCGCAACTCGTCACCTGTCTCACAGGCAGCCTGTGCGTTAGCGATACGGTTCCGTTCTAGGGTTTCGTTCGTGTCGTCCTGTCGCTCAAACCCGTGGATCACGGCAGCCCCAAGGATCGCGAAACCGAGAAGGACACCCCATATCGCAGCCCTGGCACTGTCAAGGTTCTTCCACAACTCACGCACGTGTCGAAGACCTCTCATCGTGTCACCACCGTCGTGAGATAACTGATAAGCATCCCACCCGCCAGAACTGCCAACCCGATACGGTCCCTGTAAGTGATCAGCCAGTCCGTCATCGGGTTGCCTCTCTCAGCTTCCCAAGAGCGCGTACCGCCTCGGTAGCGCCCAGGGTGGTCCCAATGAACGCGAGGGCCTGAGGGCGTGCGCCCCAGAACGCCAGCTCGCATGACCCCCAAGCCAACGCGACGATGTACTTGGTGGCCCGTTCCCAACGTTCCCAGCTCGCCCACACCTAGCACCGTCTCAACCGAGAGCGTTCCACGTGTCAGGGCCTGCGACTCCGTCAGTCGCCAACCCTCGGGAACCCTGGACCCAACGCACCACGTCATGGGTCTTGGGACCAAACACGCCATCCACCTTGAGGCCCGCCCCGTTGGCATTGAGGCGTCGCTGCAACAGCGCTACCGCTTCACTCTTAACGCCCTGCCGTACAACTGGCCTGGGGGCCTTGATGTCCTCGGTGTGCTGACGGGCCGAGGCAGGAGTGCCCATGTACTCGAAATGCATCGCGTCCTTGCGGGCACCTGGGTAGTCGCCACCCCAACGGAACCCGTACGACTTCCAAAGCTGCGACATCCACTTAGGCATGTTCGTCACCAGTCGCCCGTTATCCGTCATCGGGTTACTGGGAGCGTTCAAATCAACGGCCAGACCCCAAGCGTGGTTAGACCACGTCGACTTGCTACCCCGTACAAGGCGAGGGGCATAGCCCCAACACTGCCCAGGCAGCAGGTTGTAGCCACGCCATTCAGTCACATCGCACAGGACACGGACAAGCTCTGCGATATCCTTGTGGACGGGCAGCGCCATGCCATCGTGGCGGCGCAGCGTCACGATACTGCTGCGGGAGGCTGGCGCTGCCCCCCAACCGCGTGCGTTAGCGAGAGTCGCCATCGTCTTCGCCGTCCTCAGCTTCGCCCTCGGGGGGTTCGTCGCCGTCGTCGTAGTCGTCGTACGACCACTCAAACTCATGTTTCGATGTAGGTTCCATCACCCATAACCCCCGAATGTCCACCACTGGACGCCTGTCGGCCTGCTAGATTGCCGAACTGGCGACCGTCGGCGGCAGCGCTGGTGAACGTGACCAGGCAAACCCGCACTTCCAACACTCACGTAATCGGCCGTGATCCGTGTGAGGGGTGGCCCCGTATGGCGACGTGCGGGCACGGCGGTCGCCCCCTACTCAAACGCCATGTCGCGGGCCTCATCAGCATCAAAGCCCAGCTCACGGTTCTCGTCGATGTCATCCGAGTAGGGGTCGTAACGATTCCACAGCTCGTTGTACTGCTCCTGCTCCGTGTTAGTCCTAGACCCAACACCAAACAGGAACGACAGCACAGACGTCATGCGCCGCTCCTCGTACTTGTCCTCACTCGGGAACAGCCGCCTGAATTGTCCGATCTGAGGCAAAGCTTGCATGATCGCATACAGGTCGCGATCAGACATGCGCTCGTTGCCCTCAGCATCCGTTCTCGTCCTACCCATAGCCCTAAGAGCAGGGGTCAGGAACCCAACCGCTGACGGTATCTCTACAGGTCGGTTCTCAAGAGGGATGCCCTTCCAAACCTGTTGACCCGTACCCAACTCAAACGGTGTCTTAATGAAAGGGCTGACCTGACCAAGTGCCTGGTTAGGATCGGAGCCCTCAATGAGAGAGAAGATCGGAAGGTCAGGCATCAAGTACGTCTGATTGCCGTCGTCGGTCCACGGCATCCTGATAGCAAAGTTCCGAGTGAAATACTCAGGGACAATGCCCTCTTCCTCAGACATGCGCTCGATGTTGTCCTTGGCCTGGAAGTACCGATTGATCTTCCCAGGGTTACGGACAATCATCTCAAGCATCAGAGGGATACTGCGTCGGGTGAACGTGTAGAACGGAATACCCAAACGACGGATCGACGCCTCGTTCAAGCGATGCGGCCCAGTGCCCAACGCCTGATAGTCAAAGTGGTACTTGTACATCTTCTCAAGCGCTGACGCAGAGTCGCCGCCGTTCTTGATGTACTCATCAATGAACAACGCCCCCCTCAGACGGTTCTCAATGGCGCCACCCAGCTTGCGTGAAGCACGGATTGGCGACAGCCTCGACAGCGGGTTACGGCTGTCGACCGACTGCTCGATCTCGTCAAGCGACTGACCGCCACCAAACACACCCAAGCGCTTAGCCTCATCGTAAGCAGCAACCAGCTCAGGGTCGTTGATAGCAGGAGCGGAACGTGTGACCGTCTTTGTCTGACGGAAGAACGGAGCAGCGTCAGCATCGTTGGCGATCAGACGCTCAAGCTGCGCGTAACGGCCCTCGTCGACATCAGCCAACCAGTTCATGAACACGCCGCCAAAGCTGTTCCGCCAGTGATAGCCAGGCGTCAACAGAGCCAGCTTCTTCCACCCATTCAGCAGCCGATCATGGATCGCCATGACCTTAGGGAACGCCCCAGGCTCAGCCATCCGACCGACATCACGGAGGATAGGCACGATGTCCGCCGGCAGCGCCGCCGCCGTGCCGAACTGCGCCCACTTCTCACCAGTAGCCTTCAACAGGTCATTGAGCGCAGGACCAGTCTCAGCCTCCCACTTGGCCCCGACCGACTTGGCCTTAGCGAACAGGTCAGACCAGTTCAACGACTTAGCCAACGCCGAGTCCGCACCAAACGTGCGGACGACATCCTCAGCGAACTTGACCTCACGCTCAATCTTCGACACCGCCGCCCACCCAGGAGCGCTAGGGGTCGACTTAAACGGAACGTCGTCCCGCTCGATCCACATATCCTCAGCCACACCGAGCCGCTTGAGTTCGCTGCCCATGTACTCGTCCTTGAGCTGACGAGACAGCTTCTCGATGTAGTCAGGGACCACGTCAAGGGCATCGCTCTTAAACCAGTTGGTCATCCCCTCAGCAGCAAGAGCGTTCTCAATCTGCTGCTCCACCGAGAGCCCACCGCTAGCAGGGTCCAACGGGTCAAGAAGGTCATAGACGTTCTTGCCGATCTTGTGCGACGTCCCAGCCACATACTTACGGCCACGCGTCATCGAGCGTGTGCCACCCCTGCCGCGAGCTTGAGCTACACCGAACCTCTCTCGCGCCTCGTCAGTCCACACCCGAGGCACATAGTTCGCCTGGGCAGGAATGAACTCGCGCCCAGCCAGCTTGTTCGCCTCCGTCCTGGCAACCTCAAGGAAGTCAGCGAACATCTGAACAACAGGATCACCCGTCGGGTTGCCTGCACCGATGGCGTTGAACAAGTCCTCGCCGTTGACACCCGCAGCACGGGCCGAAGACAGCAGACGCTTGTACTCGTTCATCATCCGAGCCTTGAACGCATTCGCCACACCACGACCCTGCGAATCCGCCCGCAGCGTGACCAGAGCGTCCAACGGCTTGGCGATGTCGTTAGCGCCCCTCATAGCGGCCCTCAGAGGCCCCAGGTTGCCCGCCAGGCCCCTGGCAGCTGCCCCGCCCCCGATACGGCGCATAGCCCAGTTGAGGCCGCTTGCACGGCGTGTGAGCTGAGCGGCGCCCTGGGCCAGGTCGCCAAGCTTCGCGCCCTTACGGGCCAGTGTCGTGTACCGCTCGGGGTTGCCCGCCAGCTTGTTCAACCGCAGCGTGCGCCCGATCGCCCCTGTCCCAGGCGTCTTGAAATACAACCCGCCCTTGCGGCCGATCGCCGCCAGCTCGTCCTCCGCTAGAGACGTAACACCCTTCTGCAACACCCGCTCAGCTGCATCGTCAGCACCCGCCTTACCCAACGCAGCAATAGCCCCAGGGTCACGGAACAGGGCAGCGACCTTAGGCGCATCGTCCGCCAGGCCGACGCCGAGATAGTTGAGCGGATCGCTCGCAACATCTACAGCGAAACCGAGCCCAGCCCGCACCACAGGGTTCTTAGTTGAAACCCCAAAGACATCCTCATCAGGGTTAGCCTCAAGGACATCGGCAAAGCCGACACGGTTCTGAGCGTTCTCAATGAAATCCCGCCACGACACACCGCTCTGCTTAACCCGCTCAGTTTCCTTGAGAGGGTTAGCTTCACCGAGCCCGATCGCTTCGCCCGCCTCACCGAACGCATCGTGGGCTTCCATGAGCCCCGACAGCAGGTAAGCCCGTGGCGCATCGAGCTTGTCTAGAACGGTGCTGAGAGCGTCACCGCCACCCTTAAGCCAATCCGAAGGGGACAGCGGATCAAACGAATCCCGCTTGTCATCATTGACGACTTTGCTGATCTGATCCTCGGACAGCCCATAGTCTCGCAGCTTGTTAAGGACAGCCTCAGGAGTCTTCTCTTCGTTCTTGCCCTTGCCGCCTCGACTACTGCTACTCCTACGCCGCCCGCCGATGTCATCGTTCGACAGGGAGCTGGGCAGGCGCCCGAGGGCAGACCGACGCAGCGGAATGCCTCGGTTCGGGTTGATCTGGCGTCGGGTGAGAACCGTCAGCCAAGGAGGCAGGCGAGACGGCGACGGCATTTACAGGTACCGACCAGGCGACCAGTCGGGTAGAGCCCTCTGCCACCGCGTCTTGAGCTGGCTCAGCAGACTCGGACGAGGGGAGCGGTTGCGCTCACGTAGCCGCTCACGCCGCTCACTCGTAGCGTTCCTACGCCGCTGCCGCTGCACCGCCGTCTGCCCAGGCTTGTTCTTCTCAACAACCCAGTAGCCGCCGCTGTCAGGGTCCTCGTAACGGTCCCCAACCTCAACCAGCGCATCACTACGCAGAAGATCATGGTACGTCTTACGGAAATCACTCATGCTCATCTGAGCCTCAGCATCACGAGACGAACCCCGAGCAAACCGAGCGGGGTCCACCTGCACCTGGGGGCCAGCCTGCTGCTGCGGCTGACCGCCGCCGCCGTCAAAGCCGGCGCCCTCATATGCGGGGAACTGCTCACCCGAACCAGGCCGACGGTTCTCCGCCCAATCAGCCCAGTTCGTGTTGCGGGAGGCGCTAGGCGCCGCACCCGCGAGCCAGTTCTCACCCTCACGCTGTAGATACGAACGCATCAGCTCGCGCCGCTCGTCCTCGTCCTCAGTCGCCCACCGCTTATCATCAAACATGATGTCATCGGCAATGCGCTCAAAGTCAGGAAGGGCGCCCTCGACCGCCTTCTCCCAATCGTCCTCCTGATCCTCACCAGCCAACCACGCATTAGCCCCATAAGGATTATCAGGCCCAGCCCCCGCCACAGCATCAACAAGCAACTGCCGAATATACGGGTTGCTTTGAAGCGCAGCGTCATAGCTAAACTCGTCAGGCTTGGGAAAGATAAAGTTACGGGTAAGTCGACGTTCAGTGGGGGAGGGCGGCGCCATCGCCGCACGACTCGTCTTCTGAGCATCAAGAATATCCCACTGGGTAGCCTGCGGGCTGATGTCAATAGGGTCTAGGACACCGTACTGCCCGTAGTCCATACCCCCGCCACCTTGCTCCGCCATGATGGCGTCAAGATCCTCAAGGGTCAGACCCATATCCTCAAGATCAGCAACCGTCAGGTCACCCCAGTAGTCATCGGAAGGCATTAGGCCAGCTCCGCCAGCTTGAGGGCCTGTTCAGAAAGCATTTGGTTGTATTGCTGCTGATACGAATTGGACCGCTGCGCCTGCGCACCCTGAAGGATCGCACTGAGCATCGCAGAGTTGTCCTGACGAGACAGCCCCATCACCTGCGCAAGCCGAGTGTTGTACTGATCACCCGCCGCCCGAGCCCCGAGGATGTCCCGAACGTCGCCGCTGATCTGCCCCTGTAGCCCCGCCATGCCGTAGCCGCCCTGGCCCTGTAGGTCACGAGACAGCAGCGCACCCTGGTCGAGGACGCCGCGGGAAGCGTTCTGGGCGACGGACGCCAGCTGACGCGAGTAGTCGCCAGTCAGCCGCTGGTTCTGATCGTAAATCGGGTTCATCCGATTTCGAGCGTCCGTGTATCCCTGGTTAAGGCCACGGGTTGTGTCACGGTTCAAACCCTGCAACGTCCCAATAGACCGCGAGTATTGGTCCTGGATCGCCTTGCGCATAGCGGCACGTCGACGTTCCTCTTCCGCCCGCTGCGCCGCATACGGGTCATACCCGCCCCCGCCACCACCGCCTCCTCCGCCACCGAACAGGTCGGGGCGAAGATCCTTGATAGGTGTATTGTCCCGAGGCGGAGGAACATACGACATCGTGTCGCCCGACCCATGCCCAGCACCAGCAAGCAGCTCCGCGTCGCTACGACCACTGAACCGAGTGTTCGACGGCGGATTTCCCTTCTGCAAACGCCTGATCGGCTTCTTGTAACCAGCATTCAGTTCGTTAGGGCTACGAGGCATTACAGCGCCCCTCTCAAAGCAGCGGCAATCTGCGCCTGGGTGGCGTACTGCCGAGAATAGTTATTGGTCATCTGCTGCGCGTACTCGTCCTCAAACCCGCGGTCCTGGAAGACCATGCCCTGCTGGGCGAGCTGATGATTCAGCAGCATGTCAGACATGCCCGAAATCCTGTCAGTCGCATAGTTCTGTAGCGCACCCTGATAGATCCCTGAACGACCTACGCCACGCTGCAAATAGCTAGTCGGCAACTGCGTCCGACGCTGATCCCACATGCGGTTGTAGTTCCGCGTATTGCGGCCAACCTGCATGTTTGACAACTGCTGCTGATAAACATTCCCAGCCTTCGAACGCGCAAGGTTCTGACCATACGTGTTGCGCTGGTTCTGAAAGTCAAACAACTGTTGCGGAGAAAGACCTTGCATAGCCATGAGCTTGTAACCTCTACCTAAACGCCAGGTTGTCCAGTCACCCACCCATGGGGAGGAACAACAACCACAACTCCATCTCGTCAACTGACAGGTTCGCCGCCACGTTGTGGCTGACATTGATAGCGAGAGTGTCGCTCCTGGACACGATCCCCATGAACGGCGACGTCACATAGTTGTTGCTCGTCGCCGTATCGTTGAAGTCACGCCAACGGGTAGTCACACCGTTCTTGTGCCACGCAAGCACACGACGCCCCGCACCAGCACCAGTGAAAGTGCCAGTCGCAGCCCCAACAACGAAATACTGTTGAGCCTGCTGCGGCACCCGAATAGTTGCCGACGCCGCATCATGCAGCGAGTAGTCGTCATACACCTCGGTCGCCCAAGCAACGTTGGCATTGCCAGCAGCGAACGCCGCCACCGACCCCTGTAGACCAACGATCGGGAAATCGAACCACTTCTGCACAGACTGAAACGTCCGACGCAAAGCGTCAGCGTTCGGTAGCCCGATCAAGTTGGGCAGAGCGTCATGCCAGCCGATACGGGCATTCCTCAGCACTACAGGACCCCGAGGTCAATCAGCGTCAACGTCCGCCGCGCCGTAGCGCTCGCCAGGAACTGGATCGGGGCACCCGCCGATTGCAACGTCACGTTGACCGCAAGGTCATCCGTGGCCGCCGTCACCGAAGGAGTCCAGTACACAGTGGCGTCAACGTGACTCGTGAGAACGCCTGTGATCCGAGGGGCAATGTACTCGAAACGGTCCAACGCCGCACCATTCAGCAACAGGTTGACAGACCAGGCCGCATCAAGATCAACCGACGTGAACGAATACTGGGTGTGCAAGTGAACGCCATACGTGCGACCAGCAATCACCGACACGTTGTCAAGGTTCATGTCGGTAGTAGTCGACGCTGCCCACGACGCCGAGTTAGACGTCAACGACTCCTGCCTAACAATGCCCAGCTTGTCAACATACTGCTTATTGGCGTACTGGGTAGACGACGACGGATCCGTTGACGGACCGCTTAGGTGGGCCGTAGCAGCAACAGAACCGTCACTATGGATAACATCGCCGTTCAGGAAGGACACCAGGTCGGCGAAGTTGGTATTGACCTCGCTTGACAGGATGAGCGTGCTGGGCGAAAAGCTGTAAGTGACGCTAGCGGTAGCCATGATCTAGTTCCGAATTCGCTTAGGTACCCACTTCATAGTGAGTCCATGGATATGCCAGTTGACACCCGACGTCACATTGCTAAACCGCAACGCCTTCGCCACCCCGCCGCTCAGAGGTGAACCCCGTAGCACTATGGCGGCCTCGCCGTACTCGCCTGCCCACATGACGTCATCCCAGTCATCCACATCCCAAATGCCCTCATCGACATCCAATGTCGTAAACATGGAAAACGTGCGCTTAACAGTCGTCGGGTCATAATCAGAGAACACGTCGACCTTGAACTCCTGCTCAGCGTTACGGCTAACGACCACCACAGGCCGCTTCCAACGCTTCTTCAAAGCAGCGTTCTTACTGGCATCAAACCACCTGGTGGTATACGAGCCTCGAATCATCGATTCGGCACCAGCAGTGTCCTCATCCAAGTAGTAGTTGTCGACGTCCAGTTCCATCACGAACAGGCCATCACCAGCCAAGAGGTTGGTGTCAGAGTTGTTTGTCGCCAGATGCTCGTGGTAGGCGACTAGAGCCAAATCGTGGAATGTCCAAGCACCCTGCTTGCCAACGTTGGGCGCGTAGATGAGGCCAACTGTGGTGTTGGCGTAAGGCTCCTCAAGCCACGGCACCGAGTACCACACCCTGTCATCATGGACCTGACAGACCACATCGTCCGAGCCGTTCTTATCGATAAAGTTCTCATCGATGTACGGATACAGGGAACGGAAGATCCACTTCACCTGCGTTGACGTCAACTCGTAGGCGCCCCGCTTAGCATCCCAAAAATAGACAACCTCTTCCGTCGCAGACACCGACTGAGTAGAAGGCGTCCCGATCTCATGCGTCAGGTTGGTGACGCTGAAACCCTCGGGCGGGAACCCGTGCAGAGCGTAGATGGCACGGTCCTTAAAGATGATCAACCGATCACCCATGGGCACCAAAGCGTTGATGCCACCCGAACCGTCGTCAGGGTCGATGTCGATCCAGTCGTTAGTACGCCAGTCCCGAGGCTTGCCAGGATGCGACCAACGGATACGGCTGGGATGGACTGCTGCGTCGAGGCTGTCGTTAATGTTCGCGACGAATAGGACACCGTTGTGTACAGCGGCACATGTGCCCATGACCATTCGGTTGTCGGCAGGGGCACCGAGGTTGTCGTTATACCCAGCAGCAACGATCGCGGCAGAAGCACCCGCACCCGTCCAACGGGTGATGTTGCGAGACTCGTGGACGATGTACAGATCGCCGTTCATCTCTACAAAACTCGTCGTGCCATCGGCCACAGCAGCTTGGACCGCCTGCCACGCGGCGCCATCCCAGCGCCGCACCTGACCTCTACCGGCGGCCAGGAGGTGCTGCACCCCCGAGCTGTCCGTGTAGGTGTAGAGCGAGTCGACATCAGCTGTCAGGCCCGTCGTAGTGTCGATCCACCTACGCGAACCACGCCGTAGCTGAAACCCACCAGCCCTACCAATGTCGACGTTAACGCAAGCAAACGTCTCGTTCGGTTCTAGATCGTACGGGTCAACGGCGATGTTGAGCCCGCCAGTGAAATCCCGTTGGTGTTCAAGCTCAATGCGGGGAGGCACTAGCCCTCCCAGTCATAACGCATTCGACCGAACGGCGAACGCTGAGACATCCTCTGACTGTTCAGCACCAAAGGCTGAGGATGCGGAGTCTCAGCGATACGCCGCTTGAACTCAGTCAACTCGTCGGCAAATTGCCTTTCGTACACTGAAGCAAGCTCAGGGTCCTCCTGCTGCGCATAGCACTTAGCCAGCGCCCAGGTAGCCACAGTGTTGTGCATCTCGTCGGGAAGGTCGGGAGTCGCACCCGCACCGTTCGCAACCCAGTCAATCGGGGTCCGATAGCCATAGACTGTCAGTGTGTACGCAGCATCAGGCGTAGGCACCAGGTACAGGACATCAGCCCACCAGGCGTACTGCGTGGGCTTAGACGTCGTTGTGGTGTTCGACGGATTCAGGACCGTGTAGAGGTCCGTGCCGACCCATTCCAGCAACCTGTCATCCGATTGCACTGCACTGATCTGATCGAGATCAACGCCGATCGTCGCAAACGGATACGACCGCTGACCCTGAACAGTCGTGAACGTCCAGACGTTCTCGTAAAACGGCCACCGCGATGACGCCTTCTCCACCCTCTTGCTGCCCTCACGAATGAACACATCGATGAGAGCGTCAGGCATGTCCTCGACATCAAGGTCAAGGTGGCTGCGGACGAACGTCCTTATCTGGTCAAGAGTTAGCGCCATCGTCAGCGCTCACCCTCGGCGAATGATAGATGCAATGAGCGCTGCCCTTCTTCGGATATGCGCGACACTGCTTCTCGGTCTTCATGCTGATGCTCTGACAGAACCGCTCGTCCAGCACCTCCGCCTCATCCCAGGCGCCACCAACGGCGACCGCGCCCGTAGGAGCAAGAGTGCTCGACGGTGCGGCCCCGTTGATGTAGGCATCAACCTGGATGCCTCCCCAAGCGTGAGCG